ATTAATTAGTTTTCTTGGTGTCATTTGCATTATCTCCCTCTAATGTATTCAAGATATTATAACAAATCTGTAGATTAAGTTCAGACTTGACTAGCAATTCACTCATTCTCAATGTCATATCTTGTAACGAAAATCTCATGTCTTCTACTTGTTTTGAAAATTCTTTGTTCATTGTATATCTCTCCCTTGTTAGATAGTATTACTTATATAATCTCTTTTTTATGCTTCCTTTTGCGGTAGTTCCTCATCTTGTCTTTCTTAGACAATATTGGGAGCATATGAATGCCTCTTACTCTTGAGTGTTTCATTATGGTATTTATCATTTAGAGAATGAAACCCCGACTTCCCTACTGTTTTAGCATTTGACAAACTAATTCCCATACTATAATAATTTAGTCTAATGAGTCTCAACTAATGAAATGAAGTTAGATCTTGTAGTTTTACTCATGTACAACCTAGATACATATATTAAGTACCACCTCGTTAATTAATGAGATGAAATTAGTCTTACTTGTAAATTATCAATCTAAAAATAAATTGCAGAGGTAAATTTGCGTGTTGCGACAGCAACCGCATATAATTTGCCTCTATTTGTCGAAGACGAATGGGACTAATCTTCCATTATTTAAATTAACTTGAAGTTACATGATCTATAAGTCAAACTACATGGGTAGGATAGGTCAAGAAGTCAAACTAATTTGAAATTAGTGTTATTACTCATGTAATCAAGTAAATAGGTTAAATAGGCAAATATCAAGTTAATTGACATATATCTGGACTACAGTACCTAGTTCGTACCGAACAAGAAGACAAATTATATGCGGTTGCTGTCGCAACACGCAAATTTATCTTCCTACACTTATTTTTAGATTGATAGTTCAAATTAATGGAAATTAGTGAAAACTACCTGCCCACAAACCTATATGGAATATGGTCTGTTAGAAAAACATGACATTACATTTTTTTTTATTGTCATAAAACTCTAACAACAACCAAAAGACGGGGTTTCAAACCCTAAAAGAGATACCATTAAGACGGGGTTTCAAACCCTAAAAAGATCTTGTATTTACAGTTAAGATGGATATAATATAAGTAATAGGTCCGATGTGGTAGTCAGACACAGTTAAAAGGGGTGTGAAAAAAATCACATCCCTTTTTTCTAAAATTTAGAGAAAGTGACGATATAATTATTATAAATATATTATGACTACCATTTATAGGACAATTTATGAACAAACTCAAAACGGGTTTAGAAGGCAGTGGCAAAACAGTATATGCCATTAGGGAGAGGGTCGAGGTTTTAAAACCTAACGAACGAATAATATATACCACAAGGGTGCATTCTCTATTATTGGAGAAATATTTGTGGTTTCGTTCTGAATATCCCAACATCAAGGCACAGATCTATAGGTCTACTAGAGGGGAGGAATCTTATGAGTCGTTCCTAAATAGAACAAGACTTACCGAAGAACAAGGAACACATTTTTCCACAGATATAGATGTTGACACTCAAGTTGTTTTTGCAACTAACACTGCGATTCACAAGTTGCGTCATACATCATTATATATTCACGCAAAAACTCAACAAATAATATCCAATGAGGACTTTGATATCATTGCAGATAAGTTAATAAAAGAAGGTCGTCCAGAGGAAATTGCATCATGGAGTAGAATATCCGCACAGTGGAATGATGGAGAAAAAAGTGCAAAAAAACACTTTAAAACAAAGGAAATCATTTGGGATGAGTTAAATTTAAATCAAATGTTTAAAAAAGTAAATATTTCCGAGGATGAAACAGAAAAAGTTGAAAGTTTAAAACAATCTATCGGAAAATTATATTCTACAATAGACAAAAATGTTATTTTTAATGGTACTAGACAAAATTTACATCTCCTACAAGTGTTTTGCGAGTCTATCCCCATTACAGTTTGTTCTTCTGAATTGTTAATTAAGACTTTTTTTGAAAATATTGACAATTCTATTAAGGGTAGAAGATTTTTTAGTCAACCTTGGACCGTTGAAGAATATGGGGATAAAAAAATAGAGAAAGAATTTAAGAAAAAACACAAGATCATTATGTTTCACAGTGACATATTCACTTGTTCAGCAGTAGAGTTTATTGGAAAATCTGGTGAAAAGGAACTGTTAGAACACAGGTTAGGGATAGACAAATTAATTACAAACAAGATTAAAGGGGAAGAAACCCATGAAGGGGTAAAAGGTAGTAATCGTTTTTCAGATGATACCACATTGAAATATGGATGTTACATAAATGAATTACCATTTTATGAATATTCGTTTTTGTCAGAATGTTTTAACTATGTAACACACAAAGAAAAAGTGTTGTCTGTGGCAGAAATTAAACGAATAACAACAAGGGATATCATTTGTCAGACCATAGGAAGAACTATAGGTTGGAGAAATTATTGGAAAAACAAAGAGGTAGTAGATGCTAAATTCGTGGTGGTGTTGTCACATTCACTATATAAGTTAATATTATTATCTGGACATGATTATTTCCCTTATCTAGTAGTTCCTGAGACATTAGATCTATCCACCGTCTTCACTAAAAAAACATACAAACAACTACTTAAATATGTCAAAGATAATAATGAAAAGTATAATTTTGATCAGAACTCCTATAGAGAGAAGAAAAGAGAAGTGGAATTATCACAAAGGGCAGAAAAAATAAGGGCAATACTAAGAGAACATTGTGAAGTCACTGGTAATTCTAACGATAGGATCGAAAAGAAAGACTGGGATAAACATTTCGAAAAGGAATGTAAATGGTCGTGGTTTAAATTGATCTTGATGGAAACAGGAATTAAGATGTATGCCAATGAGATTAAGGTTATGGGGATTAAATTTAAAGATGCTATTGACAAAACAAATAACAAGGTAGAATCAAAAGAAGGAGAGACAAAATGAGTAGTGTATTTTTTTTAAGGATTACCGATGATGATGATATAAAATTTATTACATATCAACAACAAGTGGAAGAGATCACTAAACTATGGTATAACGACATTGTAGATCTTACTGGGGGTAACCTACATAACAAAGTTGGTTATATTCTTCCAATTTCAGCAGGTTATTTCTTAAATATCAATCCTTACCATTTTAATCATTTTTCTAATATCAGGATTGCAGATATTAATGAATATAACACTAGTACCGTATCTAAGGAACGGGTGGATAATTTTCGTAAAAATTCTAAGAACTGGAAAGAATACATGGAAGATATGGAAAACGGAGAAACAGAAAAATACCTAGATATATTAGTTACGATTTCCAATATAGTTCCTGTTCATAAAAAGAAAAATAACAAGAAAACATATGGCACTGATTACACCCTAGAAGAGCGAATAGATTATTATAAAAAATTCATGAGGGATCATCTAGTGAAAAGTGAAAATAAACTATATGGAAAAGAGATTGCTGAATATTGCCGTGAACACGGAACTCGACCTTACGGTGGTAAAGGGTTCACGATGGAACAGATTTGTGAAAATGTTCACACAGAAGATTGTCACGATGGAATAAATAGGAAATTTATTTACGGAAAATTCAAGGAAAAGAAATGAAACACAAAACTAATGAAGAACTATTATGCTTGATAGGTAATATCGCACATTTTGGTGGTTTGTTCGGGTATAGTGATCCCAACAAGGCACTAACAGAGATCCGAAAACTAACATTAAATCACTACGATAGAGAAAAATTAAATAAACTACAGGAGAAGAAATGAAACACAACATTCATAAAGAAGAAAATATTAGTAAGGAAATAAAAAAGGATCTACAGTTTATTTTTCATGATGCATGCCATAAACAAATCCCCCCTCATATTAGATTTGGTGTTAGACCGCATTTTAGTGATATGTTAGTTAATTTTACACTATTAATTGACAATAAACAAAATGAAATACTTAGAGAACTATATTTACATATGGAAGAACTAAAAACCCATAATAAATCAAAATTATAAATATCATTATGGGAGTTATTATGTGGATTCAGATTATATCATTCGGATTATATTGCTTCGCATTTGGATTCTCCCTCGGAGGTCAGTATGGAAGTAAATGATAAAGAAGAAATGGAACTTGCGGTGCTGTATGACTCAATGGAATACGAATACCAATTGCCCCCACTGCTAAAAGCAAAAATAGCAGAAGCACTTGAGGAATCTCTCAAGGAGATTAAAGATGGACAATGATGACGAACTCTCTGCCTATCTCTCAGAACACGAGGATGATGTATCTGCTGATGATATATTCAGAGATAGACTCAAGGAACGATATAAGATCACCAAATTCAAAACCACTCAAGAAGAAAAGAATGTAATAAGAGAGTGGGTAGTATTTGATAACCAACACAAAAAACATTACCTATATAACTAACATTGTGATCCCCCAAGATCATAATTTAGGGCACTGGACATATCTTGGAGACTCCATCCCAGACGGTTCTGTTGCTTTCACTTACCTTATAAGAGAGAAAACCACCAATCATTTCTATGTGGGTGTTAAGAATATGTTAAAGAAGGTCACCAGACCACCTTTAAAGGGCACTAAAAGAAAACGGGTATCCTACGAGGAAAGCGATTGGAAAACCTACTGCTCGTCATCTGGTGCTTGGAAAACCATAATTGAAAACAACAAGGATAATTACATATTCCAAATCCTTAACTTTCATCCCTCTATCAAACTTGCTAAAATACAAGAAACCAAACTAATTCTTGAGAACATCTTTAAGAAAGAATGCATGAATCAAGTCCTCTCCATTAGAACAACAATAAGTCAAAAAGAAAAGAGTTGACAAAAGTTTCATAATGGTAAGATGATTAAGTCATTAAGGAGGATTTATGACGAAAGAAGAAAGATTTAGTGATTTTGAGATTACCAGAGATGGTATGTCTGCATTACGATTTAAAGGTCAGTGCCTTTACGACAATGAGAATTCTATACACCAAACAGGTTACCTGTTTCATCTATTCCAAACTAAAAAAGGTAAATATGTGCTTAATATAGATTATAAACCAAATGCACGATTTAATGATTCCCAACAGGAATCTAGACAAGGAATTGTTTGTGAAACAAAAACTGATGTTTTGAATGCCCTAATGAACTATGATTTAGATATTAAAAGGTTTGGAGATGATGTCTATAAGGGAGAAGAGTTTAAACCGCAATATTTTCAAAAGAATATATCAAACATATTAGATCTACTTGAGATTGTTGAGGAAGTTGAATAGATCTACCATGCGTAGAAAACTATAAAGAACCCTCTAAGAGAGTTTGGCAAACCACAGGACTAATCATCTTGTGGTTTTTTTTTGCCGTCTAAAGACCCTACGGTAAGACAAGCGGTTCACAACTACACAAGACAGCACAAGACAGTTGGCACAGTTAAAGCAGTTAGTAACCCGAAGGGTAGTAATGCTGTTGAAGACTGTTGAAGACTGGTCGCTAGGCAACCGAATTTAAGATAAAGTTGTCTTATTATCTTAACAATAGCGAACTCATGCTCGCTCGTTCCTCGCTCGCACAACTGCCCAAACCATGATATGCTCCCTTCGGTCGCAAAGAGATGGCATAGAACAGCAAGAATTATTTTGAATTATTTCTTTTCCCGCTTAAAGAACCATTCTAATCGTTTAGAACTTTTGTCAACAGTTCGCTAATAGTTTTCCGTTTCTAGAACATTATCGGAAGTTGTTTGAACCCTTCCAACTGCTTGAACGATTGGTGACGCAAAGCGTATTGAATCGTTGGAACAGTTCAAGGGGTAGTCAACTTCGCATATACAACACTTGGGATAATTTGTTATCTTGTTTATGTAATATTACACTTTGCCGTTCTAAATCGTTCTAAAACTATTTCAAATATATATTGAAATATCTTACATAACGATTATAATTATTATAAGAAGTTATAGGAGAATTTTATGACTATTGAAGAAGTTATCATTCGCAAAGCGAGATTCAAACCCCTTGGATACTATTATCTACGATCACCAAACCATCCTAATGCTGGAAGTACTGAAAGAATTGCGGAGCATCGCTGGATTATGGAAAAGCATCTTGGAAGGTTCTTAGATCGTAATGAAGTAGTTCATCACAAAGATCATAACAGAAGTAATAATGATATTGACAATCTGGAACTAATGACTGCTAAACAGCATAGAGCACATCATAATAAGGACAAGACATACAGTTTAGAAGAGTGTCCAGATTGTGGTAAAACTACTAAACTGCGTAATGGTAAGAATTGTCATAACTGCTATCTAAAAGAACGAAGAGTAAATATACCATTAGAGAACTGTTCTCGTTGTGGTAAATTGCGTAAACTAACCAGTAGGAAAAGAATGATGTGTGATAGTTGTTGTAAAGGATATAACAAACCATCAAAAAATGCTTGACAACTGTTTGGAACCATCCTCAACTATTCACACTATCTAAACCCCTACGGGAAAGAAATAGTTTAAAGTAGTTCAAGATGGTTGTGCGAGCGAACGCAGTGAGCGAGCACTGTGTCCCAGAAATCTTCTAAATGCGGTTTTAACTTTCCCAATTGTTCATAAATTGCTTTGCCATTGTTTCCAGATTGTTAAACCAATTGTGAATAAACTATTGCGAAATTATTGTGAGTGATTTAGAACTGTCTAAAACTGTGACGAAACTATTAGAGAATATTCTGTATCATTCATCAGGTCAGGTGTATATGATTATAAAATATCTTGAGATAGTTTTGATACAGTTCAAGGACAGCGCACAGACACATAGGGGGGGATACCCACCGCTGAAATGCGTTTGCGGTTTTAAAAACTGTGGCAGGTGCTTTCACCACTAGACTCTATTTTCCCCAAGAGCGACCCCTTACCACCGTTTACTGCCCCATAGGGGTAGGAACGGTTCTTGGGGGTTCTAATGGTCTTAAATGATAAATACTATTGACCTTTCAGGAACTATTATGAAATGCTTGTTTATCTTCTTTATCTCTTGTATGTTCTGTTTGTTATGTGGTTGTTCTATGTTATCTCAGAAACCTTCCCCACAGACAAAGACTAATCTCAATCAAACTATCAAGGAATCTGTTACCCCTTCTGGTGGTTTAATGGTTAAGGAAACTATTATAGAATCATATACCCCATCTGGAAACATTCTCCATAAAGAAATGATTAAAGAAACTTCAATGGCATCTGGTAACATCATCAATAAAGAAACCACCATAAATGACCAATCTCAAACTACTCCTATTTTCGCACCGTTGCCTCCAGAACCTACTTTATGGCAAAAGATTAAATCGTTCGTTCTAAAGTATTCAATCATCCTTGGCATCATATGTTTCTTGTTTCCCTCAGTTGGGTTGTTTATAGTTACCTTCATATACAAGAGAACTAGAAGTGCTATGAGTCAAATTGTTGAAGGTATTGAGAATTTCAAGGAAGAAGAACCACACAATAAAAAGGATTTATTAAATAATCTTTCAAAGGCAATGGACAAATCTGCTAAGAAATTAGTGAAGAAGTTAAAGTAAGTCTCCCCCTGTCGCAAAATGTGACACTAAATAAACTATAAATAGGATTATGAACCCTTTGAGGAAACTTCAGTAAATGGTAATAGATGATATAGATGAGAAATCAAAAAGAGTGATAGACGATGGTCGCAATCGTTTTATCCAGAGTTTTTCAACAGATGAAGAGAAATCTATAGCGACACTTCAGATGTATCCTGAAATCTTTATTACTGATATTATGGGAGTTAATGAGGGTAATGGATTATCTTTAACCTCTCAACAGAAGGAATTATTAACTGCTATTGGTAGGTTATCGTTTTGTAAGAGGGCAAGGTTTGACGCAGAGAGGGCAGGAACCTTAAATTATTTACCACGACCAATAAGGAATTACGCTGACCATCAAGGTATAGTTTTACAATCTGCTAGGGGTTGTGGCAAAACTGCTGTAATGACTTTAATTACATTTTGGTTTCAGTCTATGTTTGAGAATGCCAAGATACCAATACTTGCCCCTACAGAGAGAGTTGGTAAAGGGGTTTTCTTTGCCGAATTAAATAACTGGTTTAGGAGAAGGAATGAAGATGGTTCTTATGCTATGAACAACATATTTCGAGATAAGGTATCGTTACAAGCGACCCGAATGGTATTTGATAATAATCCTAACCAGTTTGCCGAATTGCGAGTATCATCAAAATCCACAAGTGAAGCAGAGAAGAAAGGTATATTATCTGGTTACCACAGTGATAATATGTTGATACAAGTAGACGAGAGTGCTTCAATAGATTCAATTGTTTTTGAACCCTTGGCAACTACTATGACTGGTAAGAATAACTTTATCATATTGGCAGGGAACCCTATTAGTTTATCTGGATATTATTATGACTGTTTAACATCTCCTAAAGTAATGCCATATTACATTAAATTTAAATGGTCGGCAGAGGATTGTGAGATTATCTCAAAAGAGTATATTAAGATGATGGAGAAGAGATATGGTAGGGATAGTAATGAATTTCAGATATCAATATTGGGTAATTTTCCTGCTACAGAAGACGCTTCCTTGATTAACTACTTATGGGTTCAGAATGCTATGAATAGACGACCTGATCCTAATAACAAGATGCCCATTTGTTTTGGAATTGATATAGGTAGAACACATGACGCTACAGTAATATGTATTAGAAAGGGTTACGATGTTCTTGATTTTAAAACTATTCGTCAGAGTGATTCTGTGGAGTGTGTTAAAGAAATAATAAGGTGTGCAAATCAATGGAAACCTGAACATATAGCAATAGATAGTACAGGTATTGGTGCTGGTTATTATTCAATGCTCCAGAAGGTATTTCCTTTTACAATTGGAGTAAATTTTGGAGCAGGTTGTTCCAATAAAAAGTTTAGGTATAAGCGTGACCAACTTTGGTGGAATATGCGAGAGTTTTTTCAGAAGCATCCTATTACATTGCCTGAATTTCCTGATTTGGAATCATTGAGGTTACAACTATCCACTACAAGATATAAAGATGATGGGGATAAAATAAAAATAGAGCCGAAGGACAAAATCAGGCAACGGTTATCAAATAATTCACCAGACCATGCAGATGCTTTAGCGATTAGTCTTGAAGCAAACGATTTCCGTAAACAGTTTATTGATGAGAGGGATTTGATAGATCCTTATGATATTGAAAAAGAACTAACTGGAAAAACATGGATGTCACTATGAAACACTACGGATATATTTACTCTCTTACATTGGTTGATGGTAGGACTTATGTTGGTCAAACTACAAGAGATCCTTATGATTATTTTAAAGTATCATATGTAAAAGAAGAAGGAAGAGGTAGATCAAAACTAGCAAGAGCAATACAAAAATATGGAATTGAATCATTTCAGTTTGATGTTATTGATTATGCTAAAACAAAGGACGAACTTGATAAAAAGGAGTGTTATTGGATTAATGCTTATTGTTGTTTAGAGAAAGATAAAGGATTTAATTTAAGGGATGGTGGAAGTCACGGAAAACTTTCCGCAGATGTAAAATATAGAATAGGACAATCTGTTAGTAAAGTATGTAAAGGTGAAGATAATTCTTTTTTCGGTAAAAAACATAGTGAAAAAACCCGTGAGCTTATGAAAAATGCTCAAACTGGAGAAAAAAATCATTTTTTTGGTAAAAAACATTCTGTAGAATCAAAATTGAAAAGATGTAAACCTTCTATTTCATTAGATGGTTCTTTATTTTTTCTTTCTCAATCTGAAGCAAACAAAAAAGGTTTTTTTAATGTTTATAGAGTAGTACGAGGATTAGATGATAACTCCAAAGGAATCGTTTTTCGTTACGCAACACCAGAAGAGATATTTAAACATACAGGAGTAATGGTATGAGCGAAGAACAACCAAAAAGAAGAAGTAGAAGGCAAGATCCTGCTTGGAAAGCAGATAAACTAGAAGCAAGAAAAGATATTAAAGAGTCTTGTGAACTATTAAATAACATTAATGGTGAGAAAGAAGAGGATTTTTTATCAAGTAGGGAACTTCGTGATGGTAATCGCAAGTTAGTGGCAACCGCTTTGGAAGAAACCAAGGCAGAGTTGGCAATTAGGAATGAAGAATTGCGTAAATTACGAGAGCAATTAGAGAAAACTACCAACAAAGAGTTGAAAGAGAAGGAGAAAGAACTAAATACCACTGAATTATCCCCTAAATTATCACTTACAAGGGAAGAACTATCCTCTGCTGGTATAGAATTGAAGAGTAATATCAAGTTTGGGTATTATGGACAACTATCAGAAGGAGCAAAAGATGCTTTGGATGATGAAATCTCTTCAATGTTACTGGAAAAAGCAGTAAAGATTATGGATGCTATCGGAAATAAACCAATGGAAGAGTTACAACAAGAGAAAAGTAAGGACTTATTCTTGGCATTGGGTATTTGTTTGGATAAGCAAAGGATATTTGCTCGTAGAACACCAACTACACAGAAGCAGGATATTAATGTTAATGTTAATCACACTATTTCTGACCTTATTTCGTTATCATCTGCTAAAAAATTAGGAAATTTATTTGGTGATAGTAATAGTAACGAGAAAATAATAGATGTGACACCGATAGAAACTAAAGAAAACGAACCAGAAGAAGATTGGTAAGGAGATAACCATGGAAGATCAAAGAATAATCAAAGTTAGGAAGTTTTTAAAGGAACATAAAGGGGAATTACCTCATTTAGTTTCTTATTATAAGCAAACAACTCATCAAGGTATTGAAATTGCCTTGTTGGAATCGCTTTATCCTACTATAAAACCCAATAAAAACGCAAAAAAGATAGATGCTACATCACAAATACCAAAAGTGACACGAATCATTCATTATAAATAGGTTTAAGAGCACTAACAGGACACTAATATGTTATACCGAAGCACAAAATCCGAAACTCGACCTAAACATTCTCACATAATCTATATGGTGGAACAGGACGATGGTACATTAGTTGGAAATACCACAGAAAACAATGGGCATACCCATCAGGTTAATGTTACAGAAGAAGGTTTGATTGAGTTATTGCCAGCGGGAAAGTCGGCACATACTCACGAAATAGATATTAGTATGGAATACAAAGAGGAAGGTTTGATTGAGAAGGAATCTGATGAAGAAAAGGTAGAGAAACTCAAAGAAATGATTAAAGAAGCAAAGGAAATTGACGCAAAAAGTATTGAAGATGGGGAAACAGCAGAAAGATATTATAGTGGAGAGCAATGGGACGATGCCGACAAGCAAGCACTTGAAAATAACAGTCGTCCAGTCATTACTATAAATGAAATTGCTCCTAAAATTGATCTTTTAACTGGTGATTTTAGACAGTCAAAGAAAGATGTTACCTTTTACCCTGTTGAGGGTGGTGATATTGAGGTAGCGAGATTATCTACTGAGTTAGACAAGCATGTATTTACACTCAATAACATTGAAATAGTGGATAGTGAGGTTTATAGGGATCTTCTTGTTGCTGGTCGTGGTATTTATTTTATTACAGTTGATTTCAATAAGAATATGTTTGGTGAAATAACCCTTGAGAAGATGAGATGGACGGATTGCCACTTTGCTCCTTATTGTAAGTATGATTTAAGTGATTGTGAATATGCTGTTATCAAGAGACATGTCCCAATTTCTAAACTTCAAAAACTATATCCAGAACATAAGGATAAATTAGTTGCTGATACTAAATCAGAATCATTTCGTGGTAATAAAACCTTTACAAGAGCAGATGATTATGATGTAAAACCTGAATCAGATTACAAAATATTTAAGAAATTGGTTGAAGTAGATGAGGTATGGGAAAGAGTTTATGAGACAGTTTATAGTATTGTGGACTTCAATAATGAGTTTGTAACTACCCTTAATAATATCTCAAAAAGTGATATTAAAGAATTAGAGGATATTGGTTTCAGTGTTGTTAGACGAGTTATTAAGAAGATGCGAGTATCATTGATTAGTTGTGGAGTATTATTGGAAGAAAGAATTGAGGATCAGAGTTGGTTCCCAGTATTACCTGTAATTGCCAAGAGAGACTATGATGGAAACTTCTATGGAAAAATTAAAGAGGTATTGGATGTACAGAATTTAATTAATAAATTAACATCACAATCTGTAGATATATTAAATCGTGTTGCCACATATGGTTACTATTATGACGATCAAACTTTCAATAGTCCAAAAGAAGAAGCACAATGGAAGAGAGATGTATCTAAACCCGGATTTTCTTCTAAAGTAAGAGATGTTCAGAAGATTCCTATCCAAACTCAAGGCACGAAATTCCCAAGTGAACTAAACGCAATGCAAGTAGAGGCAAGTAATAAGATGCTAACTATTATGAATATTGCTCCTGAGTCAATGGGATTTTCCGAAAGAGAAGTTAGTTCAACTGCTATTGTTGAGAAAACAAGAAACTCTATGAAAGCACAGCAATATCTAATTGACGCAATGGAAAATGCTAAGAAGTTTATCGCAAAAATAGTAATTAAAACTATCCAAAAGACTTATAGTGCTGATCGTATCTTTAGGTTAATGGCAACAAAACCAAAGTCAGAAGAAGATATGATTAATTTACAAAAACTTCAAGAAACTATTCAGACATTATTGGATGATCCTGAACTTACTACATTAGATGTAGTTGCTTCTTTGAGTGTTAATAGCGCTACTGCTCGTTCTGCTTCTTTCTCTACATTGATGGAAATGTCACGCACTATGCCAATACCTCCTGAAGTTATTATATCCGCATCAGACATGCCGGAGAAAGAAAAGATTTTGGGTATCATTAATGCTCAACAACAAGCACAAGCACAAGCAGAAAATAAAAAATACGATACTGAAACTAAAAAAGTTATATTATCAAAGATGGACCCTGCTCAAGCACAACAAATGATGATGGGACAAGGTGAGCAACCACAATTTCAACAGTAAGTAATTTTTTTTTATAAATATCCTTTAAGAGACACCCTTTTTGTAGGAACTCAATCCTCCAGTAATGGTTACCTCGTTTATAACGAACCCAATTTTTAATAAGGAGTTATTATGGCAAGAGCGTTTAGTTCAAGTCAAGGCATATCAACCGACCCAAAATCGGATACAGATAGCAAGGCATCAGAAGATGCAAGTAGGTTTGATGTAACAGACCAGAAGTTTTTAGAACCAGATGCGGAAACCACAGACACAGAAGCAGAAGATGACGAAAACACTATGGTTGAAGATGGAGAACCTGCGAACGAATCAGAAGACACTCAAGAGGAAACTCAAGAAACTTCCGAGGGCACTCAAAATGTAGATGATCCAAAGAAAGAGTTGGAAACTTGGAAGACTCGCTACGACAATGCTTCACGCACTATCGGTCGTCAGGGCACAGAGTTACACCAATTAAGACAAATGGTGACACAACTACAACAGCAGTTTGAAGCAAAGAATCCCCAAGATGATTCAAAGTTTCTTGATGATTTTATCAAAAATCCAAGAGACTTAATCGCAAAGGAATTACAACGCAGAGAACAGCAAACCGTATCGCAGAACATTGAACAGCAAAAAGCAGAACAGCAAAACATAGATTACATCTACCAAAATGTTCCTGATTTCGACTCACTCAAGAATGATATTCTTGACGTCGCTAAGGAAGATGGTATAGAGGGTGCAAATATCCAGATGCTTGAAATATCTATGAAAACTGATCCACTTTTAGTAGTTCAGTATAGTAAGCGTGCAAAGTTACTGAGAGAATTGAGGGACACAAAACAAAAAGGACAGTCCACATTGAAGAAGATCGCATCAAATTCAAGAAAGACCCAACCTATTGCCAATGTTCCTAATCAGTCATCAAAAACTATTAGCGATAAAGAGTTAAGTTCTCTGAGTGATTCAGAGTTTAAAGCACTCTTAAATAAATATAACATGTAAAGGAGCTTACAATGGCAAGCAAAGTAATCGCAACAAACGATGCGGTAACCAAAAAGTTATTTGGAGAACAAATTTGGAGAGAATCCCTCATCAAACCTTTCTTCGCATCTTTAAAAGGTGACGCTAATAGCGTCGTAGAAACAAAACGAAACCTTCAAGCAAGCAAAGGTGATTCTATTAAGTTCGCTTATTTGAATAAACTTGTAGGTGGTGCAAAAATTAACGAGCAAGCATTGCTTGGTAATGAAATGAGTATCTCTGACAAAACTATGGACGTAGGTCTTGAGTTGGTCAAAGGTGCTGTAAGATATGATAGTGATATGTCCGTTCAACGTGCAATGTATGATCTTCCTTCCGAAGCAAAAACTGCCATTATGAACTGGAGCATGGAAACTGAAGATGATCGTGCTTTTGATGCTATCTTTGATGGTCACACCAACAACTATTGGACTGGTACTGCTACTTCTAGTGCTACCGTTGCTAATAAGTTGACCTTGTTGGATCTTGAGAAATTGTCGGTAGTTGCTTCTACTGGTAATGGTCGTCAATTCAATCCTCTTCGTAAGGTATCTATTGATGGTGGTTTGTATTACATCTTCCTCTGTCATCCTAATGTATTGTTTGATTTGACCTCCACCGATACTACTTGGCAGTCTGCTGTTAAGGAAGCTCGTGAGCGTGGTGAATCGAATCCTGTATTCAAAACTGCTGAAGCAGTATGGCGTGGTATTATTGTGATGAGCAATGAGCGTTGCCCAATTTACTCCAACTGGAGTGCTGGTGGAAATGCTTATGGAGCAGAAAGTATGTTGCTTGGTGCTCAATCCTTGTTCCTTGCCGTTGGTAAGAACTCCGAAGTCGTGGTTCTTGATCATGGATATGAAGAAGAGCGTGGTGTTGCTGTTAAATCTTTCTATAAGTATACCAAACCTAAATTTGGTTCCTACGTAGAAGGATCTATCCAAGTAAATTCACTCGTAACTAATGTAACACTTTAATAGGAGAATAAAATGAGCGTTATAGCAACTTTCACAAACAAAACACAACCTGTATCTTGCGTCAAATCGCAATTGGTTAAAGCAGAGAATGTCATTGACTTCTCCTTGACCCCTTGCCTTTCTGGTGATGTAGTACAAGCAATTGAAGTAGAAGCAGGAGACATAGTTCTTACTGCTGGATTTAAGGTTCTCACTGGAGAAACTGGAAATGTTACTTATGGTGATGGCGTAGATCCCGATCTTTTCGTCACTACTCAGTCTGTAGCATCCACTGGCACGTTTGTCAGCAACGGAGCTATCTTGACTGCTGGTAGCAAGGCATACACGGTAGCAGATACTCTTGACCTTACTTTGAGTGCCAATATGGACTCTGGCAAGATCGCAGTATACGCAGTTATTGCGAAATTAGAGAACTAATCAAGCATATTAAAGAGGGATCAAGGTTTTTTGCCTTGGTCCCTTTTTTTTTACATTGTTTTCCAAAGTATAAATACCATTTAGAGAGGTCCACCTATGCAAGTATTATGTAGCACAACCCAAGCACAAACCATATATCCAGATCCTAGTGTATTTTGGGGTAATAATCAAATATCTTTTTTAGCGCAGGGACTTGAAGTTGGAGAGGATGTACTGATTGAGTTTAGCATTGATGGTTCTACTTGGACCCAACTCTATCAATATGGTTACGCAGTTAAATTAAATTCTGCCAATAATGTTTTGGGAATTTATGCTCCTTGCCGTTTGCGAATAATTAAACCAACTACAGTAAATCCTGTTACTATCGCAATGGGAACCACTAATACAACGAATACATAAGGAGTCCAATGAGTATCATCGGAAACATTACCACAGTTCCTATCTATCCCGGAGATTTAGAGGTTGAAGGGGATTTTCACATCAAAGGTAATCTTACTGTTGATATGGATAGTTATGTTTATCAAGATTCTTATACAGCAGACCCAATTACAATAGTTAATTTTCTTTCTGGAGCACCCATCGCAGGAGTTGCGAATCAATACGCAGGTATTGAAATAGATCGTGGAACATTAACTAATTACCAAATTGTTTTTGATGAGTCTGATGATAGTGTAAAAATAGGTGAAGTAGGTGATCTACAATCTGTAGCAACAAGACAAGATGTGCCAACCTCCAATGCTTTTGCTTATTGGAATGCTACTGATTTGAGGATGGACACTAATTCTCTTTACACTACTTCCACAATGGTTAAATTTAGTGATCTTACAGTTCCCAATCTTAGTGGAGCATTAGATTCACGATATGTAAATGTTACTGGTGATACTATGACTGGTTCTCTTACAATGGGAACTGGAACAAAAATTAAATTAACAGATTTATCATCTTCAAATCTTCTTACCACTGATGGTACAGGTGATATTATAGATTCTGGAATTAAGTCTGTTAGTGCCCCTGCTGGTGGTTCTGGTATTGCGGTAGTTGAATACCCTTCTGCTCCTACTTTAAATGCTTCTCACACTGGTTTTATTTGGGTTGAAGCAGTTGATGCTAATACCAAGAAATTATGTTTCTACAATGGAACTGATACTTTTAGTGTGGAGTTGACGAAATGACACCAATAATCGGAATAATTACAATAGCAACAGGTAGGATATTAGTTCTGCCAGTAACCAAGTCAATTACAGACAACTAACAGAATTATAAATAGGTTTAAGGGGATATTAAACAATGGCACTACACACGAAACTTCACGCATCAGAACATACTAACGGAACTGACGCTATTCAGTTAGCAACCCCTTCCCAGAATGGTTTGATGACCTCTACACAAGCAGGAATTGTTGCTGGTGTTGCTGATATTAGTGGTGGATTAACCCAACTTGACGCAAGGTATGTTAATGTCACTGGAGACACAATTAATGGAACATTGAATGTAACTAATCTATCTGTTACAAACCCAATTACAGGAACCGTTACTAATGGTGTTGTAAAAACTGGAACCCCTGTAGATAATCAGTTGGCAATTTTTACGGATGCTAGTACCGTAGAAGGGGATGCAAACCTTACTTATGCTTCAAGCACCCTTACTGTAGGTGTTGGAAACCACACTGCTAAGTTAGTAGGAGCAGTATCGAATGGTCGTTTAGAGTTAAGACAAGGTACAGCAGGTGCCGCTTATAACATATTTAATAGCAAACTTGCTCTAGATGCTAACAACAGAGCACAAATGGATGCCAGTGGAAAGTTGGAATGGGGGGATGGTACAAATGCTGTGGACACCAACCTATATAGATCAACTGCTGATCATCTGAAGACTGATGATAATTTTATAGCAAACACCCTTTCGGTCGGTGGATCTACAGCTACAGTTATTCAAAAAAATGGTAGCAATATAATGACCTTTACCGATGCTGTAAATGGTACAACTACTCTTACAGAGATTAATAACGCAGTTGACAACTATGTGGATGTAAACGGTGATACCCTGTTGGGGACTTTAACGGTTGACTCTACAGTTGCTTCTATTGATGCTTCGGTAAATATTACAAGCACACAAAATACAGATGAATTATTAATTCGTGATGCTTCTGATAGTTTTAAGTTAAAGACTATTAGTTATTCTGATTTTGGAAGTGGTCTTTCTTCCCTTTCCCCAGTAGCAGTAAATTGGAGTTTAGCATCTCTATCTGTTGGTATTAGTGGTGAAAATATTCCTAACGAAAACGATGACTGGTCTTCTGTGACCTACGGTAATGGTATGTTTGTCGCAGTCAGTAACGCAAACGATAGATGTATGACTTCTGAAGACGGTCGTGTTTGGACCGTAAGAAATATTACAGGCAATAATGACTCTTGGACAAAAGTTGTTTTTGGTAAAGGTTTATTCGTAGCAGTGTCTGTATCGGGAGATAAGATTGCTTCGTCTCCTAATGGTATCACTTGGACTGTATCTGAAACAGGATTTTCAGTAGGAACACCAAGAGCAATATGTTATGGAAATGGTATATTCCTAGTCGGAACTAACTCAGGCACAAAAGAATATGCAGTTTCCTCTGATGGTAAAAACTGGACCCAGTATGATGCCGATCAAGCATTTACTTCTGTTGCCTATGGTAACGGTTTATTTGTTGCGTTGGGTATTAACTTTAGTTTTAATCATAGTGTAGCAACATCTAGGGATGGTCTTAATTGGGCATACACACAAGCACCCGGTCCTATAGACTTTAATGTGACGCACAATTCATTAACCTATGGTAATGGAAAGTTTGTAGCAGTTGCCTATCCAACTAGCGATTACTATTTGGCAACATCTGAAGATGGTATTAACTGGACATACGCATCTGGACCACTTGGAACTGATGATAACTGGAGAGCAGTTTGTTATGGTGATGGTAAATATGTAGCAGTTGGTATCACTAACGATAAAATAGCATATTCTTCAAATGGAACAAGTTGGACCGCTGCTGATATTTCTGCTTTTGATGGTGCTATGGCACTTAGAGCAGTTTGTTATGGTGATGGTGTCTTCGTTGCTGTTGGTGATGGTGTAGGAGATAATGTTGTTTATTCTGGTAATAAACGAACAAGTTCTGTTGATGCCCAACTTGAAGTAGAAAAATTTAATAGAGGAATTGAAGCAACCAGCATAAAGTTTACAGCAACCCCAACAACCCTTTCTCATTACGAAGAAGGAACTTGGACACCTGCTTTTACATTAGGAAGTGGTAGTTGTACATATGCTACACAAGCAGGGACATACACTAGGATTGGAAGGCAAGTTACATTATGCGGATTTATTGCATTAGC